TCCCAAGAAAAAGCTGAGGACGCAACGGCCGTATTGCCTACCGTGCCTCCCCAGGCGTCAATGGCAAGCGCAGCCATACTGCCGTGCATAAGCGTACCGGATCGGTCGCTCAAGCTCTGCAAAGCCCCTTCGATGACCTTGCCGCCGACTAGCGTGCCACCAACCTGAACGCCCGTGTTGTTTGATCCGGACAATGTCAGCGTGGTTACACTAGCGTCATTCATCTGCCAGACCTCATCCGTCTGTCCCCATTGAAGTGTCATAAACGCTGGAGAAGCCTCGCTGGTCAATGGAGCGGTATAAGCCCGTGTATACGGATCAAGACCACCAGGGGACGAGTCCTCTGAAAACAGACTGTCTAGCCAGTAGTTGACATCCTCAAAGGTTTCGTCTGACACCTCAAACGCTGCCTCTGACGAGTAGTAATCCAGGGACGTTTCGTGCGTAGGCGCTAACGTTCCCCGAAGTTGGTCAAGCGCCCGTGTTTCGTGATTGGGCGTTAGGTTAAAGCTAGAGACGTTTTGTAGTTTGGCAGTCGCGGTTGCATTGGCGGTTCCAAAACCACTCCCTTGCTTTGCCCTTTGTAGTTCGTTATGTGCATTAAGCATCTTTTACCTCACTGTCTTTTGTTTTAACTTCTTCATACAGCCCTAACTTCAAGGCTGCTTTCGTAATATCTTTAGGGTAAGATTTCCATTCGTCCTCTGTCATATCTCTTGACGGCAGCCCGACGAAGTAACCTTTCCCAAGTTGAAAAATATATTTAGCCATTAACGGCCTCCCTTATGGATAGTTGACATAAAACGCCTGCATAATAACGCCCAGAACCCGTAGGCCATTCGTATTCGCCAGGGATCATATTGATAGACTCCAATGCGCTTGATCCATATGGCTTCCTAAACGTCCGCATCGCATCAAGATACTTTCCGCAGTAATCCACAATTTCGGGGGCAAATTCTTGAAGCCCGCGCCCCTGTTCTGACGCTTGCCACAACATCAGGTCGTTAACCTGCCATACAATAACCATAGTTGTACCAACGGCAATAAACTGACCTTCACGCCCTTCCCCTGGTGAGCTTCCTAACGGCAATAGCAGCCTACAAGGCAAGTCGGCAGTTGTGATACCTTCCTTTAGCTCGTCAAGGTCGTATGCCGTGGGTGTAACACCGCTAGTCGTAGTCACCGTGACGCCTTCAAGGGCATTATAGATATTTCGGATAACGCTCATATCCGCCTCCGGTATTTATCCAGGATAGCCTTGACATCGTGGGGAATTGAGCTTGGCATAATAGTTACACCATCGCCTGTTACCAGTGGTCGATCAATGTCTGCCGAAGTATCTTTTTGACGATAGAGAAAAGAGGTCAAGCGTATGCAGGCGTGTTTAATATCGTTTGGCGCGCTTGAAGTGTATCCCCAGGTTCCAGCTATACTTATCTCGTCATCGCTATCATCAAACTCCCATGTATAATCTTCGTCTAACCTTATAGCATACTTGGGCGTTTCGTTACGAGGCTCTAATCTGTACTGACCGCTTGTTAGCTCCGTGCCATCCCCGTTAGTTAGCGTGGTCACCGTCAGTAGATCATAACCCCAGAGATACAACCACCTCCCTTCTATGTCATCAGTGTCAAAGTATTTCGTTTCTGACGCCGCCTCGAACACACGACCCGTGTATTCTTCTATGATGGATTGCGCTCGTGCTATCAGCGCATCAATGAGGTCGTCGTCCGTAGCAACGCTAATTCCCAGATATGCTTTGACTTCTGTTTTAGTCGTATATGCCATTACTTCACCGCCTTCTTACGTTTGCGTCCAGGCTTTTGTACCACCTTGACCGCAGGGCGCTCGCCAACCAGGCTAATAAATCCAGCCCTTACATAGTCGTTAGCGTGATCCCTTGACATTTCGGCTTCGGTTCCCTCCTCAAAATGCTGGGAACGCCCGTTGATGGTAGCATTGAATGACCTCATTACATAAATCTTTACTTTGCTCATAGTTTCACCGTCCTTATCAAACGGCCATAATACCTCGCCGTCTGGTTTGATATGCCCGCAAGGGACATCGAATCTGCAAATCTGCTTAAAATTATTACTCTGACAATCTGACGCAAAGGGCAGGTCTGGGGAGGGATGCCCTGACTGCGCTCGTCTAAAATCTATTTTCTCCAGTACCCGTCTATGGATAAGCGTGCATCCCAACCCGTCCCCACTGCACTCCAACCAACCCTGACGCTTTCCCTTGTCAATAAGCTCTGGGAAATAGGTTATTGACATATCCGCCCAGCGTGAGGATACCGCTCGGCAACAATTCAAAATAGGCTGTTTTTGTCTGAACCTGTAAAGCCCATAAACAACATCCGCATCTGTATCCAGCATCTTTTCAAGCGCATCGGCTGGGACTATCATGTCATGTTCGATTGTCAGTAGGGCGTCATAATCACCATCAAGCGTTACTCGCCTTGCCTTGCGGTATTGATAGAGTGTGTTCTCATGGTCGGCTTTGCGGTCACCCGTAATTGGATTAGGATTGTCTGCACTAATCACAACGTCCATCTCAACGCCTTCTGGAGTGATAAGGTCATTAATGCTTTCCTGTGTGCGTCCACGCATAGCAGTTTTGGCCTTTGATATATTGTAGGTCGGACAAAACAACAATATTTTCATGCTGACCTCACATATCCATAAGGTACGTTCTTCTTGTCTGGCGAGGTAACAAGTTTCAAGGTCAATGCCCCATCCATAGATAAGGTTTGGGTCAAACCAGCCGATAGAATCAAACCACTCGGCGCGGTAAAGGCTGCTTATGTTGTCAAGCATCCATGTAGGCCGGCAGCCAATACCGCCCCGTGTGATTAGGTGTCCCCAGGACGTGGTACTGTCTTGTGTAAGTGCATTGTGTATACCTACTGCCTGGGGATCATCTTTTAGCTTAGCCACCATTGGCATTAGCGGGTCAAAGGACTTCTCTGGAATAAACTCTGCTGACGTGATCAAAAACCAATAAGCAAAGTATTTTTGTTTCAGTGATGCTAGCCCTGCCAACCAGCCGCCGGTAGTCTGTATGTTTTCCTTTAGCCAAACATTAGTAAAACGGGAAGGTTTACATAAGTCGCTGCCATTGTCTACCACAACCACATCAGCCGGATAGGCCTTGACGTGCTTTCTGATATACTTCACCAGCGCGTCCGTACGTTCTGGCATGTTGTAGTTAGTTAGAATTGCAGCGACTCTGTATTCCATGTCGTTACCTCAGTTTAGGCAGTTGGGTGTGTCGCGTATTGGAAGGCCTCTGCTTGCAGCACGGCGCCACCAGCACGGAATTTCGCGTGCAAACCGATTTGATCGTTGCCTGCATATAGCTCGGTTAAACGCTGTATCCGCAATGAACGGTTGCGTACCCATCCATAGAATTCAAAGTTACCAAACAGCAGGGACTTTGCTGATGCGCCAATTTCGGCGGCATCCTCTGTCAAAATAATAGGATACCCAATCCCTAAGTCCTCACCATTCGCCCAAGTCTGAGACACTGGCGGTTGCTTGAACTGGAACTGGTTACCGGTTAAGCCTGACAGATAAGCGCCGGTTGTGCGATGCATCAACATTACTGCTCTATCACGGTAAGGCGTTTTTAATTTCCCAATCAATTCAGGGATTTCGTCAGGACTAATAGCCGACGCACTATCAAGTGTTAATCCAGCCGTGCCACCCACAAATGCGCCTTGAGGCTGGGATGAACCTGTACCAACTTGTACATAATAGTTCTCGGTTGCAGCCCAAGCTCGTCCGATCATGCTTGCCAGCCTATTTGAAAGGCCTGTGTTGTAATCCTCATCAAGCTCAGATGAAATCTTAATAACTTTCATGAACTTGTAAAGGGTCGTAGACACCTGAGCAAAATCGGGTTCATTCTCGGCATCCGAAACCGCTCCCTCCTCAGACACAATCGTAAACTTAGTCATGCTCGTATCTTCGGCCGGGAAATTAAACGTGTCTCGATCGGTCGTAAATGTTTCAACGCCAAGCTGTTCAAGAATGTTCTGCTCGCTACGCTTTTCAATGATCCTGTTCAAGTAGTCGGCAGGGACTAAATAGCCACCTTCGCTGTCTGTACCCTCCTGAAGGGCAGCCTTGTAAGTGCCTCCCCTTCCGTCTACCAACTCCCTTTCAACGGTGTGCTTTTTGATTCTGCCCACACCCGTTCTAACCCAATTATTGAAATCTTTAATCGGGTCTGGATCACCGAGATTGGCAGCCTTCATAACAACCGGAGTGCCTCGTTCTACACCTGGCTCGGCTTTCTTTAGTACTTCAATAACTGACAACTTGAATTCTTCAAGCTCTTTCTTTTGCTGTTCCTTCTGATCTTCCATCAAGGCCTTTACTTCAGCCAAGACGTCAGTCTGTTCAGTAGACTGTTCCTGTACATCTTCTTTCTTCTCTTGCGTGACCTTTTCATCAGTCATGGTTGTGTATTCCTCCTCAGGAATGCTAGTTTGTGTTGAATTATTTTTTGCATCCACCGAGTCGCCAACCGCATCCACCAGCGTCTCAACGCTCTCCGGGAGTGCCTCCGTGACTGTCTCAGTTTTAGCTTCGATAACGGCGAAATCATTCGCCGGCAATCGCCAATCGTTTGTGTCAAACAATGCCAGTTCCCCCACAGGCCATACGTCCACAAGCCCGCCCTTTCCCATGCGCACCAAATGCGCAACCGCACCGCTTGACGCTCGTAAATCTTCTATGTCAGCTTTAATCAATCTTTGTGCTAGAGGTTCATCAAGGTCAAGCCTCGGCTCAAACCAATGCCCTCGCTTGTCAAATCCTGTATAAGTCGCTCTACCAATGACAACGGGCGTTTCCTGCCATTCTTCTGGGTCATCAGGCCCGTAGCCGTGATAATAAGTAAGATTAACTTCATCTCCAGTCTTTAGCCAGACATCTGTATCCTCATGGAACGCCTCGCCGTCAAGATCCCGCCCTTTTATCGGCCCTCCATAAGGCACGCCCAGAACCCTCCAGCCGGTATCATGATAGGCGTTATCCCCTTTAATCTTTTTTTCTGCCTTAGACTTGCGTTCTACCGCCCCAGAAGGGACGTGTATCTTAACTCGCAACCTGTTTTCATTACTCATTTCGTCACCTCTTTGTGTAATGCACCCTGTATCATATCAATAGCTCGCTTGCCGTGTATCATCTTAACCTGTTTGGTTGTGATCCAACCTGTGCGCCTGTGATAGCTGGTTTGGTTTGCGCTCTCCTGCACCAGCTTTGCATAACTGACGCCCGTTCCTATAATTGCTGTAAATCCTGCGTTTCTCGTGCTGATATTCCAGGACTGCCCCAGCTTTTCGCTCCCAGGAGACGAACCCCTACGGTATGGGACTTCAATATCGCCTTTATTTAGGTGATAGAAGAACCCTCGCCTTACCTTTGGGTCAAGCCTAATAAGAGGATTGGGACGACTCACATGATGCGGATAGTCGGCAACCTTATCTTTGAGGTATTCCGCCGCCTCGAAAATAGACCCCTTCACCCTGCGCATAC